ACGCACGGAAGCACTCGCAGAAGCGAAGCGGCTTTTGTCTGAGCATTATGACTGCGGGTTCACAATCGTCTCTTGGGAACAAGGAGGGGAGACCATGCACGGGGAGTTTGTATTCGGTAACAAATACGCCGTCGAAGGACTCGCAGGCGACTCTTTCAGTATTTTATTCCCAGACGCAGAAGAAGAAGAGGAGGACGAAGAAGCATGAAAATGACACTTGAATACGACGAAACAGAGCGATACGAGCACGAGGTGGCCTGCAAAGCTCTCGATATTTTGATATTGGTGGATGACATAGATCAGGAGCTACGGAGCGCCTTAAAGCACGAGAGCGGAGCATTCGCAAAACTCGACGAAGATACGATGGAGGCCGTTCGCGCGTGGATTTGGGAACAACGTAGCCAGCGCAATATCCCAGAACTTAAATGAAGGGGTGGAAAAAATGGATGGCGGTCGGATGCTCGCACGGCGACCAGATCGATCCAGAGGCACGCAAGGCCGTCTTGACGTTTAAAGACCGCTGGCGACCTGACACGACAATTCACTTGGGCGACTTCCTTGACCTAGCAGCGTTTCGCTCCGGCGCTATCTCAGACCCGAACTCAAGCGACCGCGCGGCGAGTATCAGCGACGATCTGAGCGCGGGAATTGATTTCCTGCACGAACTTAGGCCGCAGTGCATCCTATTCGGGAACCATGAAGCTAGGCTCTACAAGCTCGCGTCGTCTCCAAACGCGCTCGCGGCTCACGCCGCTACGCTCACGATCCAAGCCATCGAAAAAACCGCGAAGGAACTCAAGGCGAAATTGTATCCGTATCACATTCGATCCTTTTACGAGCTAGGCGGAACTAAGTTTTTGCACGGTTATATGTATAACGTGCAAAGTATAAGGGATCATGCAGAAACCTACGGCCAATGCGTTCTGGCCCATCTACACCGCGTAGGCTGGGAACGCGCTCGCACGCTAGACGGCGCTTCGGGCTATTGCACCGGAATGCTGGCTCGTTTCGATATGGAATACGCGAGCACGCGCCGCGCAACATTCGCGTGGTCGCAGGGATTCGCGTATGGGCATTACAAGGACAACTCTATAAATATAAATTTATGCGAAAGACGACAAAACAACCCTTGGCTGTTGCCGATTTAGAAAAAGCCTGGGCGGCTTTCTACGACTCAACAAAAGTCGAAAACGAGAAGGAACTCGCCAAGCAAGGCTGGAAGACTATTCGCGCTATTGCCGAAGAGTCGAAATTGACCGTCGCCGCGATTTCTTGCCGAGTTGAAACTGCGATTGGAAAAGGGATTCTTGAAACAAAAAAGGCAACTATACAGACGAATCAAGGCGTTCGCGAGGTGAAATTATACCGCCCAACATAGTTAGATTTCAGTTTGTAAATTGGTTTCTATCCAAGCCGCAAACGCGCTCCAGCATTGGTTGAGCGCACATGTAAAGACTTTTCTCAAAAATTATTTTCGCACTTCGCGAATTTTTTTCTTTTCATCCGAACAGGGATTGAGGATTGTTTGCACATCGAACGGGACGAACCCGAACGACAGAAACAAAAACAGAAAACCAAAATGAAAATCAAAGAACTCGAAATCGGAACAAAGTATCAAACCAAAAACGATTCATCCGTATGGATCAAAACTGGCAAGACAGTCTCCAAACGCTTTGGAACAACTCAACCCTCCATCCGGCACGACGGACGGATCAACTGCACAACGCAAATAGACTTTTATGCTAACCTAGTTATCGACTCGTCTGGAGCAATTATGGGGACTGGAATAGGTGAATGGCGTGCCATCGAAGACGCGGCTCGCAGTCTTCAAATGGAAACTTGGGATATCGAGGCTCTCATTGAAAAGTCAAAAAATGGATACCAAGGCGAAGACGAGACACTTATGGTCCGCACTCGTCTAGAATGGGAGTCCAATTCTGGAATGACCGTTGAAGAATACCTTAAATAATTTTTATATATGGAACCTATCAATTTTCTCATCCTCTTCACCGTCTGCTGCACATCGGCCTTCGCCGGTGGCTACGTCCTAGGCAATCTCAAATCGCACAGCGAGGCAGAAAAGTCTCGCCGCTGGTGGATGAACCGACAGATCAAACAGGAGCGCCGGTAATGACCGACGAAGAGCTACATGACGCTGAGATCATGTTCACCCGCAATATCCTTTGCGGTATGATCGAGCAGGCCGTCGAGGATATGCGAAGTGAGAAGGTTTTCTTGAGCAAACAACTGAACGATCTTCAAGAACTCGACCGCGATACAGCACTCCATTTCATCAGATCTAAAGCATTTCAAGGCATCTGCGATGTCCTATCACTCCCAGCCGACAAGATCAAAACCAAGGCATTAAAATATGAATCTCGCGATTGATCCCGGCACAACCCACTCGGCCTTTGTCCAATTCCACAACGGCAAAGTGATCGACCACGGACACATTCCAAACGAGGAGATGCGCCAAGTATTGATCGGTCGCGAGTACACAAAGTGCGCGATTGAGATGATCGCCAGCTACGGCATGGCAGTCGGAGCTTCGACCTTTGAAACGTGCGTATGGATCGGACGATTCATCGAAGTGGCGAGAGTAGACGTTGAGTTAATTTTTCGTAAGGACATCAAACTTTTTCTCTGTGGCACAATGCGAGCCAAGGACGCGAACATTAGGCAAGCCTTGCTCGACAAGATCGGGCCGCAGGGAACAAAGAAAACCCCAGGTCCGACTTATGGAATTAAGTCGCACACTTGGGCGGCACTCGCTGTGGCCGTATACGCAGCACAACAAAAAGGGAAATAGAAAAATGAAAATAGAAATAGAAAAAGAAGATAAAATTAAAAGCTGTGCATCTTGCCGCTTCTGTGAAGTTATGGAGGACATTAACGTTGCTGAGTGCAGACACTCGCCACCATCGATGAATGGGATGGATGACGAGTGCGATAATTATCCCAAGGTCGGATTGGAATATGATTGGGGATGGGACTTCCAATATAGGTGCTCATTTTATTCTCTTAATACAAAAATCAACAAATAACAAAAACCAAAACATATGAAAATAACAAAAGGAAAACAACAACGCGCCCAGCGCGTAGTTCTTTACGGCGTTGAGTCCGTAGGCAAAAGCACATTCGCGGCCAAGTTCCCTAGGCCGCTGTTCTTGGACATCGAGCAAGGCACAAGCCACCTCGATGTGGATCGTTGCGAGATCAACACTTGGAAACAACTCACGGACGCATTGACAGAAGCCAAGGCGACCGATTATCAAACGATTGTCATCGACAGCGCGGATTGGGCGGAACGCCTGTGCGTTGAAGACCTTCTCGCTACCAGCAAAAAAACCAGCATCGAGGATTTCGGCTTTGGTAAGGGATGGGTGATGGTGGCGGAGCGAATGAGCCGGTTCCTATCGTCCGTTGATCAACTCATTGATGCCGGCAAGAATGTGGTTTTGATCGCGCACAGCAAGATCGTCCGCTTTGAAGCTCCAGACGCCTTGGCAGCATACGATCGCTACGAGTTGAAACTCAGCAAACAATCGGCGCCGTTGCTTAAAGAGTTTGCGGACGAGCTTTGGTTCTTGCGTTTCAAAACCAAGGTCTCGACTACTGACAGCGGCAAGGGAAAGGGTATCGGAGGCAAAGAGCGCATCTTGTTAACAACGCACTCAGCGGCCTACGATGCGAAGACGCGATCCGGCCTTGCAGAAGAGTTGCCGCTGGAGTGGGCATCGGTCGCACATTTGTTTGAGACAACGGCGCAAGCCGTAGTCGCACCAACTGCAACAGCGCCGGAGAGCTGGGCAGGACGACTCGCAGAACATGAAGGCGCTGTTAACCAGTTTCTTATCGCTCGTGGCGTCCTAACAAGCGAACAGACTTGGCGCGACTGCGCACCGGAGTATCTGCACCGCGTTGCGCTTCGCGTGGATCAATTTATCAATACGGCTATCGAGTGGAGAAAGGCAAACCAATAAACATCACTACACCGATCAAGTGTAGAATTAAAAAAATGAGTAAAGAAATATCACCTAGCACTCTGCCAAAACTCGCCGAATGCGCTCTATTCGAGGGCGCAGGCGGCACGAGCGCGGCAGCGGAGCGCGGCACGGCGGTAGACGTTGCG